AGTATAGAACTTACTGTAGCACCTGAACTAAAACTTAAAGATGTTATCCCATTAACAGTACCAGCATTTATATCAACTGTATTATCAGCAGTAATACTAAATGGCATTGTGATCCAAGCGTTATTACTACTGTTTCTTAGTTTTAATACATTAGCAGATGTATCAATCCACCATTCATAAGCGTACATAGTGGATGGTTCACTTGATCCACTATTATTAGATGAAATAGCTAATAAAGCATTATTTAAGTCTGCTCTAAAATTTGCACCTGTTTGGTTAGCTATGTTGTAGTCATGTTGTGCCATATTAATTCCTCATGTTAATTTTATACCTATGTTTCATTTTTTACCATGTGCTAATAGCAACTCTTTTCCATGTATTTGTTGCAACACATACATAAATATAATTTGAATCAAATTGTATTTGTCCTGCTGTACCTGTAGATGTTGCTGAAGCAGGTGATCCACTACCAATAACTAAAGTTGGTGCAAAAACTTCACCTGCAAATGTAGCATCTTGTGAAGAATCTAATGTTAATGCAGTAGTAGAGCTACCTGTTTTTATTGTTAATGTGCTATCAGCATCTAAAGTTGTTTTTGCAAGTGCATCGTAATTCAAAGAAACTTTTGTTGTACTACCAGCTTGTATTTTAAAACTACCACTTCCTGTTGTGCTTTTTAAAATTACATCTGCTTGAACAGTATCATCTGTTGCACTTGTAACTTTGCCAACAATTAAATCAGGTTGCGTTCCTTGTAAAACAATATCACCATCAATAGCAGCATCTTCGTTTAATGTTAATAAACCTACTCCGCTTGGTGAAGAAAATGTCAACACATTATTAAGTGGTTCTCCATTCAAGGTTATAACACTTGCATCTAAAGTTCCTGTAACAGTAGCACCTGTAACATTTAATGATGAAGCTGTAATTGCACCTGATACAGTAGCACCAGTACAAGTCATAACTCCTGATGATGATACAGTAAAATTGCCTGAACCAATATTCATGCTACCTGCTGTTATTGAGCCTAAATCAGCAGAAATAGCAGCTAAATTTGTAACATTTATTTCTGTAGCAGTAATAACACCTGCTTGTACATCACCTGATCCAACTGGTTCATTACCTACTGAAAATGTCAGAGTTGCAGCACTAGATTCTGAACCTAATGGATTTAATGATGAAACACTTGCAACATAGTTAGTACCTTTTTTTGTAAAGTTTAAATCTACATTTTCTACATCAACTATTTTATTCATCACTTGATTGCTTGAAGAATCAACAACATTTACTCTATATTGATAATTTGGAAAATCAGTCGGTTCATTCCATGCTAAAAATGGTCTACCTGTTGAACTAGAACTTGTATCAGTAAATGCTAATCCTGTTGGTGCTTTCACAGCATAAGCAGATGGTAAATTTGCTAGTTCTTCTAATGGTTCTTGTGCTGGTACTTCCCAAGTATATACATCAAAATATTCTATTAAACTTACAGATAGTAAACCATCAGACTGTAATTCTAATGCTTCAACTCTACATACCTTGCCACTAAATCCCAAACCTGCATAAGTAAAATCAACTATATCTCCGACATTGAGTTTATACATTTCAGGCGTCCCTAGAAATTGTATCGTTGTTTGATTTCTACTTCTTGTCAAAATGGCTTTACCCATATTGTGTGCAATATAAGGATCAGTTATAAAAGGAAATTCTGCTTTCACTTCTAGTTCTTCACCACCATCATCAGAAGTAAAATCACTAGCATCTGTAGTAGCAGAATGAAGTACAGTTGCAGTATCTAGCTCATATTTTTTATTTGCATTAAAAAACTCTACGACAACTTTATTAGCTCGTTGATCTTTATTTCCATAATCAACATTAATACCAGCATCAGCTATAACATGATTGTCTGTAATACTAAATGTAGAAGAACCGGTATCTTCTATTTCTAATTCATACTTACCATCAACATAAAGAAATATACCTCGCATATTAGCAAGTAATTCTTTTGCATTATCCATAACAGATTTATTACAATCCAAATATCCATTACAATGAAATCTTTTTACTTTTAACAAATAAGTACCAGTATTAGAGGAATAATCAGCACCTAAAGTAGCATCAACAAAAACTTTATAAACTTCGGTAGTATCAAAAAATTCATCTCTTCTTACATCTTTTATATTTATGCCATTTAATATTGTAGTGCCACTTGAATTTACCAAAGTTATTTGTTCACCAATTTTATTTTGAAACCAATCTCTATTAGCGTTTGTTCCTAACACATTTATAAAATCATCGCCACTACTTCCAGACCATGTAAGAGTTTGTGCTGAACCATTAAAAAAAGGTTGATCGACTAATGTATCAGCAGTATTTGCAGCAGTTTCAAATGTAGATGTATTAATCTTTGAAATTGGTAAACCCTTGCCATATTCAGTATTTGTAATGTAATCTAAAAAACATAAAGCTGGATTATCAGACCATTCATAAGTTGATACTGTTCCAAATGTTTGCCCTGAATCTCTAGGATCAAAAACTTTTTTACCTTTTACTTGAACTGTTAGTTGTGGTACGCCTGACCATATACCATCTTTATCATAACCAAAATGTGCAGCAATATAACAAACACCATCCAACCTATGAGAAGAAGTCCAGTTTGACATAGATGCAACAAGCATTGGATCAGCAGTTTGTGAAGCAGCACCATGATGTAAGTTAAAAACATAACGATATTTTAAAGCTGGGTTTGTTCCAAATTGACCTGCACCTGCATCAATACCAGTACCATTTTGTGAAACAGTATTTAATGAACCTGCACCTGAACTTATTTTATCTGAACCAATATAGCCACCATCTCTAAATCTAGCAGAATCAGTAAGTGGGTTGCCATCTAGTTCTATTGTTTTACCTAGTATTTCTTCACATTCTCCAACTGCTAAAGCATAGACTACATATAAATCTCTTGAATCATTTGCGTTAGTGTCCATGTAAATTATTTGTGTGCCAACTCTACGAGTACCATATATGACTGGTAGTTTGCCACCAGCAGATGTTTTGTTTGCAAGTATGTCCTGACCTTTTGCCAACATCTGTCTAGCTTGTAGGAAACCTTTTACACCAACTACAAGTGTTGCAATTCTTGCGATAATTTTTATAGCTCTAAAAGCCTTTGTCGATGCTATTGCTTTAAAAAAAGCTGTTATCGCTTTAAATACCATTTACATTCCCCACCTAACATCTTCTTTAACTTGTGTAGCAAATTCCATACCCTTATCACCACTACTAAAAGTTTGTTGAGATTCATCAGAAAAATGTCTACCTTTTGTTAAATTCCAATTTGCCCAATGTGAAGCAACAACTAATGTTAATGTAGAATCATCTATAGTTTCTGCTATCGATACATTTCTAATTTGACCTGTAAAATAATTTATAGCACCAACAATGGCTTCATTACTATCAAAGTAAGCTAGATATATTTCTACTTCTTTATCTGTAAAATCACCACTTTGTACTAAAGACCTTACCTGATCTGTAATATTAGAAAAAGCAATATTTACTTCATCTACTTGTAATTGTCCTGTTTCAGCAGTTGCATCTACAGTAAGAAAAGAACCACCAGCTTCGTAAGTATTAGAATCAAAAATAACATTTGTATAGTAATCAGTTAGTCTTATTGTTGATGATAAATTTAATTCAACTAAAAAAGCTGTTTTAGTTGCTGTTGATGATACTTGTGTTTGTAAAGCTGTTGATAAACTTCTAGGCATTAGCTAATAACCTCTCTAACATCAAATGAAATACTATATAAACCACTTGCATCTGTTGAGTACATAATTTCATTGTTTTCAAGATATACAGTAAAACTTGGTTTATTTACAGTTACAGCTTCATTATCTGCTAGAGCAGCTACTAAGTTTGGCGATATTAATACAGTAAGTTCGCCACTTGAATTAGAATCAATATCTGATTGCACCATATAAACTTTAGAATGATTTGCAAACTTAATTAAATCACCTGCTTTCAAAGCACCTGTTGTACTTGCAGTAAAACCATCTAATGCTATTGAACTATCAGCAGCAGTATGTGATCCATTAACTAATATATCTGTTTCACCTTTTGATGCACCTAAATTATCTAATGGTGCTTGTATTGTAAAATCTTCAAAAGAACCTTTTTGCTTTTGTAAAAATGCAAATATCTCCATAGCTTTCTCTTGTTGCATTGGTGGCATTTGTGCTGTAAATGAAAAGTATTGTGAGCCTATTTGTCTTACTTGTTTTTTACCTGATAGTGTTTGATTTAATAAAGTTGGTCTATTGTCTTGAAAGTTTAAAGCTCTAAATAATGGATTTGTTGGAAAAGCACCTGACATTATACAACTCCCATCTTACCTTGATTGTTCATAGCATTATTTATAATTGTTGTTATAAGTCCTTTTCTTGATGCTAAGAGTTGGTCAAAACCTGCTGCATCAACAGTAGATATATTAAAATTGACTGTAGTACCCATACCTTGTCCTTTAGTATGATCTATGACTGTTTCGTTTGGATGTAGTATTGCAGGAAAACCACCTTTACCATCTATACCACCTGATCTGACACCCATGCCTGTATAGCCACCACCTTGCATACTCATAATATCAGTAGCAGCATTAGAAAACGCATCAAAATTAGGTGGCGTAATCATAGCTCTAAAAGGATCAATTAATCTAGCTATAACAAGTTGTTGTATGGCAACTCTTACTAACTGCTCTACTACATAAGTTGCAAAATCTTTAAATGCAAGTTTACCTGTTTGCAATCCCTGAACGATAGCATCTTCTAATTTTTTCATTGAATTTACTGCTATGTTATCTAATGTAGTACCAACTTCATCTAATTGTGCTTTAAATTTTGCTACTGGATCGAGTTGATCTGTAAGACCTTTTTCTAAACTTTCAAAAAGTTTTAAAACTTCAGGATTTCCCTCTTTTACAGCAGCTATCATTTCATTTAAAAAATTTAAAACGTTTTCTGATTGCTTTGGTACATTATCACCTAAATCTTCTCTAATTTCTCTTGCTCTTTCTCTAGCCTGATTTAGTCGTTTCATCATATTTGCATTTTTTTGTACAAATGCATCAGTTCTAGCACTAAATTGATTTTGTAATTTTTTATCTGAATTATTTAATTTATTAGTTATAGTGCCTATTTCTCTGTCAAGGTTAATTAATTCAACTTGTAATTTTTCAACATCTGTAAGTTGTAAACCAAAAAACTCACCTGCTCTTGAAGCTGCAAATGTAAGAAATGCTTGTTTTGCTCTATTTAAAAATGATTCGATTGCTAATACAGCTATTTTAGTACCCTCTAAAATACTTATAGCCATAGCTTTACCAAGAACATCAAAACCTTCTGCTGAATTTTTACCTGCTGTTATTGTATCTCGTAACTTTTCAGCAATCAGTTGTAATGCTGGTACTAAAGCACCTGTAATATTATTTTTCAAAGCACCAATTTGTAATTTAATTACACTAACTGTATCGTTAAACTTTTCTACAGCTTTGATTGTTTTTTCATCAAGAATAATACCTAAATCATTTGCTCTTTTTATAAATTCATTTAAGCCATCAGCACCATTTCTAAAAATTTCAGAAAATTGAATACCTGCTCTTCCAAATAAGTTAGCTAAAGCTGTAGCTCTTTCTGCTTCTGATCCTAAATTACCTAGACCTTCAGCAACTTCAAAAAGTATTTCTTCAAATGTTTTTAGAGTGCCATCTGTATTTTCTATACTAACACCTAAATCTTTGAATATATCAACTTGTGTTTTAAGACCTCTTCCAGCATCACCTATTGATCTAGCAAATTTTTCTAAACCTTTTTGTGTTTGCTCAACAGTAGTTCCTGATTCAATAGCAGCTAACTGAAATGCCTGTAATGTATCAGTTGCAATTCCTGTTCTAGCAGATGTTTTACCAATGGTATCAATAAAATCAAAAGATTGTTTTACAAGTAAAGCAATAGCAGTCGCCGCACCAGCAGCAGCTAAACCAATACCACCAACAAGTTTTGCAGCTTTAGCAGCACCACCACCAACTGATTTTAAACTTCTTGAAACTTTATCAAAAGCTGCTTTAGTTTTATCAACAGCAGTCAGT